GGTCATCGTAGCTATATTTTGGTGTAATATGTTTACCCCACTCATCCAACTTACCTATTGATTCAAAAATCATCATACGTAAATCTGATGGGGTAATTTTTATTATTTGTCTTTTTTGACCCATATAACTAACAGACTATTTTGTTATAAATATCTCATAGAACTTGTTTCTTTGGTAAGATTTTTGTATTATACAATATAAGCAACAAGGTTATGACGAAGGAAAAAGTAAAGAAACTCATTGAAAGGTGTAAGAGGTCCCTTGAGCAGTATGTGGTGGATGGAAACGAATACGATTTTGACTCCTACAATATCCTGGTGTCCGTTATTGACGACGACTGGGAATATGGTTACGGGGATTACACATTCAGGTACGAATCAGCCGATGAGTTCTTTAGGAAGGCCGAGAAAGACATCATGGGGCACCCTAATTTTGACGATGCGAGGAGTATTTCTGTTGACATTGCCTATTTTGACAAGGACTGTCCGGAAGATGAGGAAAGAATAGAATATGAGGAGATTTATTAAGACCAAGGTACTATTTATAGTATCCTATGGCAACAATTCAACTAAATAATAACGACCTGCTGGTAATGATACGTGAGGCGGTGGAAAGGCTCTGCGAAGCACAATGGTATGAAGCGGAACCTCTCTGCCGTATTCCGTATTTCGTATCTGTCAATTTCTCCGACCACGCAATCAAGAGGGAGGATGAAAGGGAAATCAGCCGAGAAGAAATTATTGACAACCTCAAGGCTACTGTCCATCAGATGATTGACGACTATAACCGCAAGAAACTCACCGGTGATGACAAACTGAAAGTCATTGACAGAGACAGTTGCATCGTTACGGTCTGCGGAATCCACCCGTCATACAATCAAAGAAGAATACATCAGGTTGTGGTCGTCACTTGTTTCATCTGGGACGGAAGGGTGAACATCGACAAGGGCCTGAACTACTATATCAACGACGAGAGTCCGGCATATCGTGAAGCCAAGCAGTGGAACGAGGAAAACCATGACAAGGTGCTTTCCTATGCCGAATGGAAGCGATACGGTGATGACAGGGCGATAAGACAGCAGAGGAATAAGGCCGAGAAGGAATATTACTGGAGGAATCATCCACATGAGCCGTCAAGGGAAAAGGTTATGAACAGGATGGACCAGGCATATCAGAGAAAGGAGAGGGCTGAGAAAATGAACATCCACGATAATCTTCCGGATGGCGACCTTCAAGCAATCCAGGATTATTTCCGTGACATGAACAACAAACGGATTGAACTTGAACCAATCTACGAAATTGCCCGTAAAGCCACAAAACAGGCCCTCAGAGAGGCTTTCATAGAATCTACGAGTAAGAACCCATCTACAACGAAAAAGGCCGGGAAAAACGGTTTCTACGCATAAGGAGAGAAATATATGATGAGACAAAAAATCACTGTCGTCGGAATCGGTTACGTCGGCCTTGGAGTCGGCGTAATGCTTTCTACGAGGCACGATGTTACGATGCTTGACGTTGACCAGAATAAGGTTGACATGATTAATGAGAGAAAATCCCCCATCAAGGATGAACTCATAAGCCAATATCTCTCAAAAAGAAAGTTGTCATTGAGGGCTACGACGGACAAAAAGATTGCATACGACGGTCCGGACTTCATAATTATCGCAGTCCCAACCAATTATGACGAGAATGCCAGGAAATTTGATACACGCATCCTTGAAAACGTGGTCAATGAGGCAATAGGAGGAAACCAGAACGCAACAATCGTAATCAAATCAACAATTCCAGTTGGTTATACAAAGGTCCTGCGGGAAAGGCTCAGTGAACAAGGATTCAGAAACTCCAAAGTAATATTCAGTCCGGAATTCCTAAGAGAAGGTACCGCGTTGAAAGACAATCTTTTTCCGAGCCGCGTAATCGTCGGGTGTGACAAACATGACAGGGAACAGACCACACTCGCAGGAAGGTACATTGAACTTGTCAGGTCTGCATCCGACGGTGAATACCAGGAGCTTATCATGGGGTCAACAGAGGCCGAGGCAGTCAAACTATTCGCAAATACATACCTGGCGATGCGTGTGGCGTATTTCAATGAACTGGACACTTACGCCGAGTGTAACAACTTGAATGCCAAGGATATAATTGAAGGAATGTGTTATGACCCGCGAATTGGAAACGACTACAACAACCCATCTTTCGGTTATGGTGGGTACTGTTTTCCGAAGGACACGAAACAACTCCTCGCAAATTTTGAAGGTGTTCCACAAAATCTCATTGAAGCGATAGTTGAGTCAAACGAAACGAGGAAGACTTATATCTTTGACACAATAAAGACAAGGCTCCTGGAATCAATTGACGAGGAAATAGCTCTTGGAATATACCGGCTCGCAATGAAAAGCGGGAGCGACAATTTTAGAAAGAGTGCAATCCTTGACATCATGAATAAGGCGAGGGAATACGGGTTCAAAGTGTATATTTACGAGCCAACGGTTGACGAATTTGACGGGTTTGAGATTATAAAGGATTTTGATGAGTTCAAGGAAAAATCAACCGTAATACTTGCAAACAGACTAACAAAGGAGCTGGCTGACGTTGAAAGCAAAGTTTATACCAGAGACATATTTCATAACAATTAAAAGAAAAACCGGGGAGTTTTAATCCTCGGTTTTCTTTATTCTGTGGAAAAAACAGCATTACCACCCTCCTGGATTGACTCTTTGACTATGGACTCAAATAATGTCTCCTCTTTCTTGTTTTTCATTTCTTCTTCAGCCCACATATTGATTATTTTGTCTGCCCTACGATTGAACGCTTCCCACTTTTCAAAGAATTGGTTCCTTATTTTGTTCTTAAGAAGGACATATTTCATTGCGAGTTCCTGTGTGTTAACATCATTGAACTCTGTTTGGTACTCCCCCTTGTTCCATTTACATTCTCCACGTCCAAAATAAAAACCATAGTCAGGAAGTTTTATTACGCTGTTTTCCACGTCGCCATATCTTTTCAAAGTAAATAAAATGGCGAAATATACGTTTGAGTAGTCCCCCTTCCCAAAATATCCTCCCCACTTCATCCCCTTGTTTCCGTTTTTTGGGAAGGTTGAAAAGTCATAGCATTTTTCCGACGGTATTTTCTCGTCCCTCAGAGTCACTATTGCAGCATTCATATATTTCCAGCCAAGCTTTTCCGAGAAACGTTTCAAATTTGTCAACGAAATACCATATCCATATCCACCCCTTTTTTGTGCCCATATTTTACCGCTTTCTTCGTCCTTGTAGATTATATACCGATTTTTTAGTTCATAATAAAAACCGGTCAGGTGCGCATTCATCTCGGAATCTTGGAAATAATACAATAAATCTTTTACGATTTCCCTTGTCTTTTCTCCTATTTCCTCCCTGTCGCTATATACATTACCACCTTTGTTTTTTTGGTTGTAATTAACAAAATGCGTTAACTCATGCATAAGGTTTTCCAAAAATTCTTCGTTACCCTCAGAATACCCGTAAAACATTTTTGGTGGGAGATGTAGCGTATAGCCAAAATATCTATTATAACTTATCGCGGCATAAGCATCAGCAATTTCTCCACAAAATACTTCCAATCTTGTGCAGTCTTCTGGTATCGGATAAGATGAATATTTTTCAAGTAATTTTCTTTGGATATAAAATGCTGTAAATGGGCGATGTCTGTTGAACTTTTTTAAGAATGAATCCGTTTTTGATATCATATCGCATCTTTTCAGGATGTATCTCGCAAGATTTTCCATCCCTGTTGCAACACCACCGGTCTCAACAAGTGCAGACTCATTTATATTATATTTATTCATTCCCATAACAACGATAAATAGTTTCCGGTTTTACTTTATTAGCCACATGAGAGCATCTGTCTGTGGATTTCCGGTTCCCCTAGCTGGCCTATTGGTATAGAACGGCATTGCATATTTCGGTTTGGCATCCACTTCTTCATCATAATCCCTCTTCGGCGTTTCAGCTTTTGCAGTAAGCATGGCGGTATTCACCCAAGCTTTCAAGAACGCCGCGTCTCTCTCCATAGCGGCCTTGATTTTTCCGAGGGAATGCTGCATAACGAACATAGCCATAGCAAGACAGGTAAGTGTATCATCGTGGCACCCGTCCATATGGTCAATTCTCGCAGCCTCACCTTTATAAATCCAAGTTTCAAGTTCCTGGATAACCCTCTTGGAGCGAATCTTAATCTGGTTGGTCTTTACCATGTTTGCAAAGCTCGTAAGCATTTGGAAACGAACTGATTGTGAGTGGAAACCAGGAAGCTTACCTTCTGGGGTGAGAGGCAGGCTTGTTGCTTCCCTCTGTATCGTGTAAGTCTTCAGGTTCGGGTCATCATAATAAAGGTTCTCATAACCAAGACGTTGCATCATAAGGATACAAGCGTCACCAGTTCCACCGATACAGTCAACGGTACAGAATGCGTCACCGTACATGTGACCGTACTGTACAGCCATTTCACCGATTTCATCACCCGTTCTCTTTCCGTGATATTCAAAAACCTGTTCAATGCAAGGCTTTCCGTCATCGTCAATAGCGTCCATATCGCAGATTTCAATTGCGGTACGGTCGGCAGCATCACCACGGGAACAGTCAATGCCCATGATATATCTGTGTCCAGGTATCGGCCACTTCCAGAGCCAGGTTTCATCAACGAACGGGTCCCTGTAAGTTGGGTCAGGGTCTCTCATGTTGAGTTTTTCCTGCATTTCAATGAATTCAGGGGCTACGACGTTGGAAGCGGAACCAAGGAATGAAACATCCAATTCCTGTGCAATTTTCTGCTCGTCGTTGTTGAATTGCTGGCACATGCGGATATACCACGGAGAACGAGGCTTGTAACCAGCTTTAACCATTTGGTTCCAGTGTTCATCATCGTATTTGATATTACCCTTTTTATCTATACAAGGTTCTTTGACAACTTCAATTTCACCGGTTTCTTCGTTTTTCTTGTACCATTCAAGGAACTTGTTGTAACGCGGGTCCTGATACCACTTCATTTCAACAAGTTCAAATCCGTTCCAGTCCTCAGTACCCTTAAGAGCAGCCCTACGGCAAGTCTCATAATAAAGCAAATCCTTACCGTTTGGGGTAGATATGAGTATAACGTGTCCTCCGGTTGAAACCGTAGGCAAAGCGGAAGCATAAACATCGTTACCGTTCTCAATGAAGGCCGCCTCATCAAAGATAAGCCAAGTAACACCCAGATAATCAACTAATTAAATAATATTACTTAAAGTAATACTTGAATTAGCATAAAGGCTTTTTATCCTTTATTCTATTCTTTTCAGAATAGCTGGCGTACTTTTTCATCCCATAAGGATGTCCCGTACTCTTGGGGGGATTATATTTATTCACCCTCTACGCTCTACGGTGTCCCAGAGCCTTTCGCTATCTCTGGTCTTACCTCGGCGTTGCCTTGTCTTTCGATTTAGGTTTCACCGATTTTACGGGATTTCATCATTGCAACTTACGCTGCAAGTCGGCAGTGTTGTTTACCGACACCACGGCTAGCATTTGGGCCAGATGACCTGGCGACAACCTTACAGCCGTTCTTTAATTTAAGTTCTTTTGAATTACAGATGTCAAAGATTACGTTTGTGTTTTCTGGTGGGGACATCATATCATATCCCTGGTCAGCAAATTCATCACCCCACATCCACAAAGGGAACTGCAGAAGGAAGTCCTTGATTTTAGTAAGCATTTGTTGCGCGAGGTCAAGTGTATTTCCAATGACAAGAACCGTTTGTGGCGAATTTGGGTCAGCCAAGCACATTTCACATGCGATAAATGCACCACAAGTAGTAGTTATGCCTGCTTGTCTCGGCTTTTGAGTGCAAACACTATTGGCATTTCCAAGAACAGCACATAGGTCTTTTTGTCTAGGAAAAAGAAGATATTGCACATCCTTTTTTTGCGTAGCATCATATGTTTTGAGAAAGTGCTCAATCATATAAATGCGTGTCTTATCCATTAAACACTTAACGTATTCCCTTCGAAGATAATCATAGTCAATTATCTTTTTGGTTTTTTTCTTTGTGTTCATGATATTTTTTTATATTATTTATTAATTCGGTTTCTTTTGTAAAAACCTTATTTAAATAAGTATCTGGTATTTCTTTTTCATAACTGAAGTAAAGTATTGTGATTCCGTGCTCCTTACACTTATTAAATTTTCTTTCATCTCGCTCAACAGTTTTTTTATATTCCTCAATACCGCCATACCTTGATACCGGAACAAAATGCTGACGACCCTGATATTCTATCCCAACATTATAGTTTGGCAAAAAAATATCAATAGATTGTGATTTCCCGTTAACATTTAGAAAATCTGGCCTATATTGTCTAACAACTCCATCAAAGTTTTCACTAATGATATCACCCAATTTTTTTTCAGATAAGTCGTTTCTCCCACACTCAGGGCATCCACTTCCGCCTAAATGATGATGCGGCGTTTGTGGAAATTCTCCATGTTCTGGGC